TATTCCCCTATTAGTATAGGGAATGAAACAAAGTGGTTAGAACTACGTTCTTTTACATATACGGCCACACATTTGAGTTTTGAAGTAGTAAATAATAGTGTTATTTTCAACAATCTTACCTTTGATAGTGTAGGTGGATATCTATACATGGATGGTTCTATTTCAAAAACTGAAACCTTTACAGTCTATACCTATGAACTGTTGAATACATCATCAAATGAAACATATGATATTTCAGCAGAATACGCACTAGAACTATCTACTAGTTGGGTTTACCACGACCACACATACAACAACGATACATCTGTTAATTCTACAGGTCTTCTTACTAGAACTATTTCTTTTGAAGAAGATATTATTCTAGATACTAATGTAACTATTGAAAGTGGTTCGTATTCATTAGTTTCCACACCACACAATGTTAGTTTGACTTTTACCGATTCTGATTTTCATAGGTTTGATTCAGGCCATGCGCCATCTATGGGCTTAGTCATGTTAGATATACCCGATTTTGATTTTGATATTACTATTGAATATACTGTTGAGTATAGATTACTAACAGGCCAAGAGTGTTTAGAATGAAACAAGCGGTAACGATTAATTTCCCTGCACCATTACCCGCAGAAGTGCCTTGTCCTATTTGTACAGATGAGAAAAAGAATAGTAATGGTTGTAAGGGTTGTGATTTTACAGGCAACATAAAAATCACAGTAGACGCAAAGATACCAATTCAAAGAGGGTTGATTATCAAATATGTTGCAGAAAATATGCCTTCTGTTGCAAGTGAATTATCAAGGCACTATGGTTTAGTACCCGATGTTCAAACAGAAGACATGATTCAGGTTGATGAAAAAGAATATGAAATTGTAAAAATTAGTAGTTTAGGTGGAGTTATTTGGGTAGCAAATAGAGTAGACAAATGGGAATCGCCTAGATACTTTAAATCACTAAAAGACTACAATAGTTTTAGGAATGGTTGGCATGGAGAATGAAAGAATATTAGTAAGAATACCAAGAAACGCAAATGAAGAATTAATAGTAAAAATAGGAAACTATTGGAAAATAGATGTTGTAGATATCCGTTGGAACTCAAACGGAAATCCAACTAAGAAAGGAGTTAGAGTAAACATGGAAGAAGCAAAGATTCTCTATGATTCTCTAGATACTATTTTTGGTGGAAACCATGAATTTGAGTAGTTTTGTTAGGTTTTGTGAATCAATAGAATACCGAACACCAACTGAGAAAATAAAGAGATTAGGTTCTCTATTAACTAGCACAGAAGATAAGGCTAGTTTGATTTCTATTCTCAGTCTAGATTATCCACCAAATAATATTGGTTCTAAAAGAGCAATAGAATGGATTGCTAAATCTCTCAATGTATTTGATGATGAAATAATTACTAGTCAAGAAATATGGGATGGAGATTTAGGACAAGGTGTATGGAAATTCGTAGGTGATGATTCAGACTATTCTAATTATACGATAAAACAATTTTATCAAATGTTGAATGTGGTTTGTTCAAAGTTAGACTCATCATCATTTGATAAGTTTGATTCGTTTTTTAGTGAACTTTCAGGATTAGAAATGAAATGGTTTATTCGCTATTGGACTAGAACACCCAATAACGGAATACTTGAATCAACATTAATCAAGGCGTTGAATTTGTATTATCCTCAACATGATATTGTAAAGTTTTCAAGATACAATTCGTTGAAAAGTATTGTTACTTATTTGGAATCAGGTAAAATCCCACCAATGAAATTAGATTATTGCACATTCATTAAGCCGTCTTTGGCTAAGAAATTGAACAATAATCTTCCCGAAAACTATACAGTTGATATCAAGTATGATGGAAATAGGTATCAATTACATAGAAATGATAACGGAGATATGACTGTTTTCAACCGTAAAGGTAAGATTGTTACAGAACAATTTACTGATATTGTTGAGGAAGTTGATTGGAATGGTAGTTTTATTATTGATACTGAAATCTATCCTGTAGATATTCAAGGAAATCCTGCCCCTCATTCTAAGTTAGGAACAAGAGTACATTCAAAGGATAAAGAAAAGGCGATTAGAGATTGCCCTGTTAAATTGATTATATTCGATGTAATATCTATCAATGGGGAATCTTGTCTTGAAAAATCATACCGTGAGAGAATAAACATTCTCAAGGATAACTTTGATGACGAATATATTACTGAGTTTTTGAGTAATGATATTGATACTGCGTATAATTACGCAATATCAGGTGGTTATGAAGGTATTATGATTAAGGATTTAGATAGCGAGTATAAATCAGGCAGGACAAATTCTATTCTAAAACATAAACCAACTAGAATTAATCTAGATGTAGTAATCACTTCTGCTGAATATGGTACAGGTAAAAACTCTCAAGTGATGAGTAGTTTTGGTATTTCAGTTGTAAGTGATAATGGATATACGGAAATAGGTAAAGTCGGATTAGGCTTTACTGAAATGCAATTATTCTTTTTAACAAATGAATTGAGGAAAATTGTGGATAAATATGCTAAAGAGGTCTTTTATGTTCTTCCTAGAATAGTAGTAGAAGTTGAGGCAGATTTAGTAACACAAAATAAAGATGGAACATACGGGTTAAGATTTCCGAGATTTATCAGAATTAGAGATGATAAATACCCGACAGATTGTAACACATTAGAAGATGTAAAGGAAATGATATAATGGATAAAAATAACTTATTAGGTAATTACAGTATAAAAGATATAACAAAAACAGTTGAGGATTTAGTAGAAGTTTTTGGTGAAAATGATAAATTTGTTTTTTATTATAAACACATGAAAAATGATATGACTAAATATCAAATAGTTTTATGCACTAAAGGTATTAAAGGATATAGAATTATTGAACATGGTTATTTCAATGATTTAAATAAAGAAGAAGCACAAGAAAGAGAACAATTGTTGAATAGTATGTTTTGGATATACGATAGAAAAGATGTTCTAAAAATTGTAGCGACAACTATGAGAAAGACGGTGAAAGTATGAGAAAATACAAATGTAACACTTGTAAAAAATTAGTTAATCACGTTAGGTCAGAAAGGACTACAACTTGTGCTAGATGTTTAAGACTAAAAAAGGAGATGGCAGAACAATGGAGAAGGGATTCATATGAGATTTGGTAGTGTAAAACACGCAGAATATGAAATCCTAAAAACGATATTCAAAAATGAAGAATATTTAAGAGAAGTCCAAGAGAAAGGAGTTCCCGAAGGTGATGAAAAAGCCGAAGAACGCCTCCATAAAGCAGCGTTGAATGTTGCTAAAACTTTCAAAAACAAAATGGAAAGCCGTAGAAAATATTTACCTAAGAATCACCCTGAATACACAGGTGATATAGAGTAATATTTTAAGCCAAAAATTGTTCAGTAGTTACAATGTTCAGCAAGGAGATGCTTCAAGGAATACTAATCTCATGTCCTAAACCTGAGTGTAATATCACTAAGAACGATGCTAGTAGTATCGGTTATAGGGTTAGGCTAAAGATTTCCTTTAGAGGTAATGAGAACTTTTTACTTTCATTACAAAGAACACTTTTGCAACACGGAATATCATCTACGTTGAAAGAACGTGAAAGTAAAACACGCCCTAAACCAATACTGAAAATAACAAAAAACTCAGAAATTGGAAAGGTCTTAGATATTTTACCACCTAAGTTAGATAATTCAAATGTAGAATGGGATGATTTTATGAGAATATTTTCTATTGTGTATAATGGAAAACATCTATCTCTTGAAGGGTTTGAAGATATTCTAAGAATCAAAGAGTTGGTCTGATGCTTTGTTCTAGATGTAATCTAAATGAAGTTGAAAAAGGACTATGCAACATTTGTAAATTATCTGTAATGATGGGCGAGCCAAAAGAACAAGCCACAGATGATGAAATCATAGAACATTATACAGTCAATAGATTATTTCTAGGTTGTAGAGAATGTGGTGGTGCAACATTTGGCTATGAAGCAGGAGTATATAATGAAAACAATTTGAAATGGTTCATAATGAAAATTAGTTGTAGTTGTGGAGCAAAATACGATGATATATTAGAAGTGAGGGTCGAAGATGAGCCTAATAAAAACAACAAAAAAACACATACAAAATAAACCAATAATAATAGTAGGAAAAACAGATACAGAAAAGAAAACAAAAGCACTTGAATTTGTTTCTGAAAATCATATATTCTTCTATGCTAATGAAATAGAAGAATTAGATAATTTTAGTCTCGATGATACTTTGGGATTAGTGATTGATGAAGTCAATTACAAACCTAAAACTGATATTATTAGAAAGGCCATGCTTGAATATAGAGGTCAAACGGTTCTCCTTTCTGATAATCAAAAGGACGTGCCTAAATCTATCATGTCTTTATGCACTCTAAAACGCTGCACAAAGCGAACAATGGCCGAAGATATACAATCTATAGCCCCACGTTCTCAAGAGCCTAGAAACTATGATATTGATACCTTTTCAATGGTGCGTGAATATCTAAAGAATGCCGATAGAGAAGAAGTATCTCAAATGCTTCTACTAACTAAACCACCCGATGTTCAGATATTGAGTTGGTTAGTACCTAATTTACACCCAAACAAATTAGCATTCGTAGATTATTCTGTAAAGCGTAGATGGAATGCTACGTACTTTTACGAATTGTTAGCCTATGCACACGAAGGTAGATTGCATAGAAAGATGCAAATGCCTACTAGAAAATCATATTCTATCAAACCAAAGATAGCAAAGAGAATTGGATTTCCACCACATCTCTTTGATGACTTAATTCAAGATGAACAGTTTAGAAAATATGTTCAATCGAGAGTTGATAACACAGAAAACCGCCTTCTAAAATTGGGAGAGAAAAAGCGGAAAAGGAAAACAGACCCAATAATACCAATACAAACTTTAGAAAAATGGATGAATTAAAATGCTATGGACTGAAAAATATAGACCACAAAAAGTAAACGACATAATAGGACAACCTAGTTTTACATTAGATGCACAATCTTGGATTATCCAAAGAGATATGCCTAATGTTTTGTTATTCGGAATAGCAGGAGTAGGAAAAACTGCTGCTGCTACTGCTTTAGCAAAAGAAATGTTAGGTGAAGATTTCAGAATGAATTTTACAGAAATCAATGCGTCTGATGATAGAAAGTTGGAAACAGTTAGAAACCAAATAAAAGACATTGCCTCTACATCGAAAGTAGGTGATGTTCCTTTCAAGATTATCTTACTTGATGAGATGGATGGTATGACTAAGGATGCTCAGAATGCTCTAAAGAGAATCATGGAGCGTTATTCGTCAAACTGTAGATTCATCATTACCTGTAATGAAAGATTCAGAATCATTCATCCACTTCAATCGAGATGTGCTAACTATCAATTCAAAAGATTAGATGCAGATGCTATGCTTGAAGTGATGCGTAATGTTCTCATTTCAGAACAAATGAATAAGTATTCCGATGAAGAATTGGAAATGTTCATAGAGTCATTACATGGAGACATGAGACGAGGGCTTACCGAACTACAGGCTGCGTGTTTTAGTAAGTCCTCACTTGAAAATCAAATCAACAAGAATTTGAAACCCTTTACTGAAATAATAGAATTACTAATAGAAAATAAACATCACAATGCTTTAGAGAAGGTGCATAATTTGATTTACGATTCATACGATATGAAAACTATTTGTGTTGGATTACACGACACAGTTAGTAAAACAGATATTTCCCATACTCAAAAATTTAAGTTTTTGAGAATTATTGGAGAAGCAGAATGGAGAAGTGGGAACATGACTCCAAAGGTTTTGGCTTCTTGGATGATAGGGCAAATGGCTTAAAGGAAACCAAAGAAAAAAAATGGAAGCGATAAAATGCAAAATGAAATAACAGAAGAAATAAAGAAAGCGGCGGAAATATTAGAAATGAGCCTTGAAGATGCTCAGACTAAGTTTGATGAGATTTGTTCTCAGAATAACGTAGACCCTGAGCAAGACGCTCTTTTAGCGAGAGGTCTTTGGAGACAATATTTCAGCAGCGTAAGAAACGCACAGAAGAATGGAACAGTAAGAGAAAGTAGTAGTGGCTTATTCAAGAAAGCCTTCGGTTACTTTATCTCTTTAGAAGATGCTAGAGATATGATGGCTATGCAACGAGATAGAATAGTAAACGAATATCGTAGAGATGCAGATATGACTTTCACTCTAGGAAAGGTTGCTATATTCAGAAGTTTACCTGATGGAACATTTGAGGGTAGAATGATGAAAGATAGCGTAGAATCTAACAAGATAATGAAAGAATTACCAAACAACCATGTTGAAATTGATTCAGGACATTATATTGTTCCTCTAGATTCAGTTAGAATGTATGGTACTAATCCTAATGCTAACTTCGGTAAGCCACTACCTAAAGAAGAATATAGGCGTGGTGGAGTTTTCATTGGTGAAGTAGATGGAAAGAAGGGTAAGTATTTCTTTAACTACAAGGGTATTTCAAGTAAATACTTTGCACCAAAGACTTTCCAATTCGTACACTTCTTATGTATTGTAAATTCAAACGATGATACAAAGATTCACGGTGGAACTAACACAACTTTAGAATCTCTAGTGTATAATGCAGACTTGAATACAGAAGATGAAGAATACGTTGATACTTCATCATATGTTATTCAAGATGAAATAATGGAATTGTCTGTAGATAATTACTCTCCGTTAGTTGATTTGGATAGATATCATAATCAAGTATCTAGTAAGATTTACCCTGATAGATTCGTCTTTACAGATGGTAATGTTACCGCAATCAATATGACTCCTACAAAGAATGGTAATCGTATTCTAACACTAGATGATTTGAATACTGATTTCGACTTTGAAAGTGATGGTTGGAGTGGAACTACTTGTTGGATTCCTGAACACATAGATATTGATTTTGGTATCGGTTCTAATGTAATCATAGTCGGTAGAACATCACAATCAACTGATGATATGGGTAATCTACAATCTCCTACAATTAACGTGAATGGTATTTTCGTTCTAGATGCTAGAGGTGGAAGTCCTGAAAAGATTGACTTTGTAGAAGAAGAAACTTCTGATTGGTTCTTTGACTGAGGAATTTGAATGAGTTATCAGACAAACCCAAACGGAACTCTCAGTAGTTACTTGATTTCAAATGGTACTATTTGGGGTTCAAGTTTTGCCTTCAAGTTAAAAGAACCTAGTTTTCTAACTTGGAGAAAAAACATTGAAACCGGAGAATATTGGCTAAAGTTCCATTTCAAGAATTCTAAAGAAATTAGATTAATTGTATCGGAACTTGGACTTGAAGAAATACTAAACTCAACATATGAGATGGAACATTTTGAAATTATAGAAAATGAAAATGGTGATAAATATGTCTTGGAAAGAAATGAAAGAAAAACAAAACAATGAAGCAGTAAGTGAAAAAGAAATAACCGAAAACAAATATGATTTGATGAAGAAGAAAATTCTTTCTCAAATTAGTGAAAGGCAAAAGCGTGATAGAGCATTTTTACTTTGTTCTATTACCGGAAATCCGAAGGTAGGTAAAACAGGTCTAGCATTAGACTGTAGAACTGACGAAGAAAAAGAAAAGGGAATGAAAATTTATGTTCTCGACTTCGACAATGGGGCAGAACCTACATGGGATTCAGCACATGATAGAGATGAAAATATTATTATTTTCAATCCTGTAGAAATGAATTCTGATGGAACTACCAATTGGCAAGAAACTTTTGAATCCGCACACGCATTTTGTGATTTAGTAAAAGAAGATATTGAGAATGGTAATGTTAAGGCAGTTGTTCTCGATGGTGTAGATAAGGTCTATGAAGGCTCAGGAGATGTTCTTAGAGAACACCTTGTAAAGAGCAGCAAGAGAGATGGTAGTATCGTTCTAGATACAGATTCTATTATGGTTAAACCTCTTGATTGGAAGATTAGAAACAATATCTACAACAGACTACTAGATACTTTTTGTGCATTGAAAGCAGATAGATTTTTGATAACACATATGAAATCTGTTTATGGTGATATTGTTAATCCTGTTCCAATCGGAGAAGTTCCTGATTGGCACAAATCAACACCCGCTAAATTCATACAAATGATACATATTAATAAAATAAAACAGGGTAAAGACACTAAGTATATTGCTGAGTTACAAGCAAGTAAAACCAATTCTGACCTAGTAGGTAGAGAATGGGTTATCTTTTCAACAAATGGAAAGAATGCTTGGTATGGAATCCCTGAATTAAGGGAAGGAAATATATGATTAGAATTACCGAGACAAGATTATCTAAAAAGATTTTATCAGAAGCATTAACAGACATCAAACTTTCAGGAAAATACTTTGTTAGTTCAACTAGCAAAAAATATGAAATTAGTGATTACGCAACCTTTGTTTGTAGCAACGGTGTTGTAGATATCTACAATGCTGAACTTGGAGTTACGGAAAGAATTGCTGAAGGTGCGGTTGTTTTAGTTGATGTTGGAGATATTATTCAAC